TCTTACCAGCACCAGATAAGGAAGAAATTCCATGGGCAAAGTTATACACACATGCCTTTCAAGGGCCTGGTGGTTGGTATATTGAAAACTCTTTAACCACAGTTGGTGGTAAAGATCCAGTCTCTGACTATAACAGAGAACTATGGAACAGTGGAAATGAATCAGACAAAGATGTAGTTCGTAAACAGAAACGTAAGTTATCTTATTACAGTAACATCTATGTCGTAAAAGATCCTACTAACCCACAGAATGAGGGTAAAGTATTCTTATTCAAGTATGGTAAAAAAATATTTGATAAAGTTATGGAAGCAATGCAACCAGAGTTTGAGGATGAATCACCAATCAATCCTTTTGACTTCTGGCAAGGAGCAAACTTCAAGTTGAAGATTGTCAAGAAAGATGGCTTCTGGAACTATGATAAGTCAGAGTTCGATTCAGTTTCACCACTTCTTGATGACGATGACGCATTAGAAGCGATATGGAAGAAAGAGTATTCTCTTGCTGCTGTTACTGCTGCAGATCAGTTCAAGAGTTATGAAGATCTTGAAAGAAGATTGAAGTATGTGTTAGGTAAAAAACCTGCACAGCAACGTTACATCCCTGATGAAGAGTTAGAGGATGAGAGCGAAGGTCTTAATTCACGTTCAGTTGCAGAAGAAACAGTTAACAGAGCCGTTTCTACTCCAACTCCATCTACAACTGTAGATAAAGATGAAGATGATGCTCTTTCATATTTCCAGAAATTAGCAGAGAGTTAGTTACTCAAATAGTCTGATATTATCAGCACGTTTTAAGGATTCATTCACATACTGAGTGGATCCTTTTTTATATGTCATCATTTCTTCTAGGTCATCAAATACAACATTTAAGTATGTAGGTTTAAGTAAAAATATTCTTCTTTTCTTTTCATTGATTTCTAATTCATATTGATAATTAGTAACTGCTTTTGATACTGGATTTACTGTTACTTGTTCATCACTTAAGGGTTCATAATAACTCACACTTTGTGCAGCACTTACTCTAACTCCTTTTGGAAATATAATTACCCCACTACTATCCTTAACTTCATTTGATTCGTAATGATGAATCTCATCTAACTTTGCAACCGTTCCATACTTATCTAACACATAGTTCTCAAATGCTTGTTGATTTAATGGCCATTCATTGTAAATATTAATAATATTATTTGATAGTAATACAACCCAATCTAAATTAGCATCGCCATATATTTCATTGGCAACATTATCTGGTCTATCATCACCTTTGACATTATACTTTTCAAAGATAGTTAGATCTGAAAATATATCTTCTCTTAACTTTCCTTTCTTAAAAAAGTTTTTTACTTGAGTATAGTTTGAAATAAATTGACCATCTTTAGTACGGTTAACATATTCAAAGTCTGGTATATTGCGGAAATAATTTTTAGTCATATTAGAAACCTATAGATTCATCTCTGTCTTGATCAAGATTAGAATAATCATCATGATATATTGGTTCTAGTTCACCGAATGTCATAGTCATCTGATAGGAAACCATAGATGAGTTTTCATACACTTGATAGTTACCATCTGGAGTATATGTCATTGCAAATTGTTTTAGTGCAACTTCTTTTATTTTTGGTAGAAAACTATGTTCTTTCTGACCTGCAGTTAACCACTGTAGTTTATATGTATTGGGAGATTTTAGAAATACCTGACTCTTTGATCTTTTCACTGCCTGTGATTGTTTAAACATTCTAACTATTTTTAATATCATTCTACTTTCTTCTTCATCTCTAGGACTCATCTTCCAACTGAACGAAAAATCTCTTAACACAGGATTCTTAAAAAGTAATTCCATGTTTGGATTAATAATTTGACCAGTTGCTCTTGTTTGTATGTCACCACCTGTTGCTGCTTTAGCTAATGCTCCTGCGACTGCATCTTTTACATCACCAGAGTTTTCACCAATTGACTCTGCCAATCCACCTACGTCATTTATAAGACCATCAATTTGACCTCCCTCTTTCCTAACATTCTCAAAAAATAAATTTGCAGCAGCGAGTTGTGCTGGATTGATTGAACTCTCACCCCAGTTAACTGAGTTTGTATCTCCTATGCTACCAGGTGTTGGTAAGAAAACACTTCCTAATATTCTAGATGTGTATCCTGCTCTTTCACCAATTCCAAGAGTTTTAGTTCCATCTGTATGACTAGTACGATTTATTGGTCTAGGTTTATATTCTAGAACAGAGATTAGTAATTTATCTTGATCATAATTATATTTTAATGCTGTAGGATAATAATAAGTATATCGTGATTGATATTTTTCTCTATTTCTTTTTACTTCTAATTCAGGTAATTGTCTGAGAGATTGGTTTGCACCAACAGCATCTTCAGATGGACTACCTTGATTATTAGATCCTTGACTTCTTGATAGTTCTCTTATTGCTCCTGCTTGTGTAGACAGACCACTACCTCTACCATATCCTAATGTTCTAAAATATTTTGCGATTGCACCTGCACTTACGTTACTAACTTGTGAGTTAAAATTACTACTTCTATCATTAAGATCAGACCAACTTGCATCAGGTAATGCATATCCTAGAGTTGTGTCATCATCATCTAGATATTGTCGAGTCCATACTCCATTCGCACCAGGCCCTCTTGTTGCTGCTGTAGTCCATGTTGCGTTAGTGCCACCACCTGTCACACCTCCATCAATTGCAGTTCGATCTACTTGTAGATTAGTAGTAAAAGAACCAGGCACTGACCTCCCTTTAGCATCTACTCTCCATGTATTATTGGATCTATATGCTATTTGATATTTGGTTGCGTCGTCTTTTGTATAGGTTCTTACCCAACTAGGACTGTTAGCGGAAGTAGCCATTTAGAAGGTTTTTATTTATTTAGTGATAAACTTTGCATAAGGTATAGAAAGTAGGTCATCTAACTCATCATAATTAACCACATATAGTTGACCTGATAATTCTTCCCATGTGTAATTACGAGATGATTGCCAGTGAAAATTGATTCCTCTGAATCCCCACCCGAAGATATCTGTGCAAGCTATTAGTGGATGTTGATCATATTGAACGTTAGGAGTCTTAGCGTTGTATACGAAGGTATAATATTTTCCTACATCAGGAACAGGTGTCACAGTATCTTTAAGCAAATCCATAATTTCTAACATCATATCCTCTGGATCACTATGATCTCGATTTATAGTGTTGTCTTCAAGTCTACTCATTTGATACCCAACTCATCCTCGGTGATTATTTTAAATTGAATCATACGATCCTCACAAAACTCTACTGCTGCCTTCCACTTTGCTTGATTCACAGCATAGGTTTGACACTCATAGAGATATGATTTAGTCATTCTTGATCTTTTTTTAGGTGGTCGAGTTTGTTTCTTTGGTTTAACTTCGACAACATAATTTTTAATTTTATTATTTTTCTCTTTTACTTTGATTATATAATCAGGAAAATAACGATGCACACGTTTATCAATTGGTGACATATAGGGTATCGAAAACTCCTCTGATGCCCAAGATATTATGTTCTCATTCTTATCACACCACACACAAAAGCGTCTTTCCCAACTACTTCTACAGATAATATTGTTCGGATTACCCTGATATTTCTCTGGATTTGATGGTTTATATCGACTTTTTATACTTTCTGCCATTATCTTGCATACATAATATATAAGGTCAAATGTATTTATAAATGGCTTCCATCCCACCACAAAGATTAACTGTAGATAAAATCGTAAGTGACTTATTAGAACCAGCAACTACCTCGTTTTATCAGGTTACAATTAAAGATCCAAAACAATTAAATGAGAATGGAGATTCTTTTTCAGATTATCTTCGTAAACAAGGTCTTTCTGTTTTGTTTTCACCAGGTCTTGATGTATCTAGAAAAGAAAAATTACAATTGTTTTGCTCAGAGGCAACACTTCCAGGCTCATCAATGGCAACAGCGAACCTAGATAATGATTTCACAGGAGTGTCAGAAAAGTATGCTCACCGTAGAGTATTTGATGAAGAGATTACACTGACGTTTTATTGTGATGCAAAAGAATATATACCCGTTAGATTTTTTGAAGCTTGGATGTCATATATGACAAATGATACAAATGATGGTCATTTTGGTGAATTTCATTATAAGATGAAGTTCCCTGCCAAGTATAAAGGTGGTTTAGAAATAACTAAATTTGAAAAGAACTTGAACTCACAAGATCCAGTTAGAGGTAGAACAAGACCATTAACATATACTTTTATTGATGCATTCCCAAAATCAATCTCGGCAATGCCTGTTTCATATGATGCATCAGATTTGTTAAGATGCTCAGTTTCATTTACCTATACAAGATATAGTGCAAAACCTGCTGCAAGGGCTTTAGATTCAACATTTGCATATTATGCTGGTAAGTTTGCTAATATTGCTGTAGATAAATTAACTGGAGTAGATTTACTTGGTGATGTAGTAGGAGGAGTTGTTCAGAGATCTTTATCTAATTAACCCTGCTATATAATATACTGAATTGCATAATAGGATATCATGCCTTTACCAAAAATTGCGACACCAACGTATAGTATGGTGTTACCATCTTTAG